GGCGTACCCTCTGGAGATGATCATAGGACTGTATGTGACAGTTTGAACACTTGTCGTATCCATTAACAGTATAACTGTCTGTATGACCACAATCTTGACACATATGTGCCTCCTTTCTATGATTAACTACAAAAAAGGGTAACTCAGCAAACGCCAAGCTACCCTATATGGTTAGACTACGAGATAAAGACATGCCAAGCCAAGGACAAAGCCACACATTCCACTCATGAATATGAAGAATCTTGAAGTGTTCAGTGAAGACTGTAGATCATCTCTTTGATCGATTAGATCAGTAGATATAGTTGCATTGATATTCTCTAAAGACTTTAGCTCAGACTCTAAAGCTAATATTTGATCAAGTTGATCCATCGATCTATGGTTAGATAATGCGTCAAGTCTCTTTAAGTCTTGCACTTCTTCCTTGAGATGTTTCTTAACTCTTTGATTAAGATCATAACGCTTTCTCAGTTGATCACGCTCTTTCCTTAGCTCATCAAGCTCAGACTTCGTTCCAGTATAGTGAGAATATAGCATAGCTACTATATACGAAGTATCACGACCTAGCTTGTCAATCTCTTCCATGAATAACACATCTAATTCAGGAGGACGTGTCTTATGATCATGTTTATCTAGTATACCACATGCATGCTTCCATGCTCTATGTATTAAGTCCATTAAACTCATAATAGTACCTCTTATGTTTAGTTGATTGTTGTAGTACTAGATTAGCCCTGCTCGTTTGATAATGATAAATAGCTATGGTTTATCGTTTCATAATCGTACCGTTATGAGATGATCAATAGCATACCCATGTACGCTTTAGCTAATCTAGTGACAGTGATTCTACCCTAGGACGTTTTTACCTCATCTGTCAAGGTGTGCCTTAAGATACGGGTTTATTAAACTATGGCATATATCCCTCATATGTTAGTTCAAGTAATACTGTTGTAGTATTACCATAAAAAAGGGTAGACCCACCTGAGTGAGCCTAACCCTTACAGTATTGATATTACCACGGTAATGCATCGCATGACGGGCAACCATCATGGTGATAGTGCAATGGTTCACTGTGTGGACACATGATGCGTGCCAGCCACATACGAATGCGTGAACGATAACTACTTGGACATATGATGCGTGATAGTAATCTATGCATTTTGTACCTCATAAGTTAATTAGTGTTAACACATAAAAAAGGGTAAGGCTAGGTTTCCCTAGCCATTACTCTTAGAACGGTGGCCTTCTCAGCATCCGTATGCGTGTGTGAAGGCGCCAGTTGTAGTACCTGCGGTAGACCCGTTGGATTAGCCGTGCTAGTCCCTTCAGGTCTTCGGGGTCAGGAGCGGGTATCCACTCTGGCTCGTAGCCATGCTCGAGGTAGCCACCGTCTTGTCTGTAGTCCATGTGTACCTCTCAGTTTCTGTAATTGAGGGTGGATACACGTGTGGTGTGGTACATGACTCTCTCGTATAGGTGAGGATTAGATTACGTACGAGCCTGTGCGTGGGGATAGGTGTGACTAGTAGTACACGGAGGTACGACGTGTTGCGCTAGTCAGGCTATGGGCACGCCAGTTGTGAGTTGGGCGGGTGTATAGCACTGAGTGAGCGCAGTGAACACGAGTTAACCTAACGGAACGTTTGAACTCAACCTAGTTGCAACCCGTGACCCTTAATTCAAGGGGGGTAGGTATAACTCATCTCGACCACACACATTCTAGAAATAGTTTTGTAATCAACACTCTCTTGTGGAACAATTAACTTGTTTATTTGTATAATTAGGCATGGGAAAACGCAGGATATTTGAAGTTTTCAATATGAGCACTGGAATGTGGGAGAGTCACATGATAGATGAGGAAAGCTTTCACGAGGGTATGAAGCAGCTCAATGAAGAATCACAAGTATTAGATGCGGAGATACAAATTATTAACAAGATAATAGAACAACAGTTAAATAAGAGGCCACCTCAACAAGTTGAGAGTAGGGATTAACACTATAGTATATACACTATTGTGTATTTACTCTTTTCCTAGTATATTAAATAAACACTATAGAGTATATACTAGGGTATTACTCTAAGGGTTATACTCGTAAGGGAGATAAAATGAAAAAAAGAGGGTTCACTGCTTTGCTATTAGCTTTTATATTAAGCTATAGCTGCGCAGTAGAAGAGATAATTACACAAGGTGATACGGATACGCTGTATGTATACCAGACAGATACCGTATACACAACCTATAATGATACCATATATGATGTTCGTGTAGATACTTTATATGATGAACGTGTGGGAGATACTGTATATGTGGTAGTAATTGATACTTTGTATCAGATTGATACAGTATATGTAGGTCAGACCTACGAAGATAGTACGTTATACGATGTATACGTAGAGACAGGGAATGTACCACCAAATTGTAGCCAGATATTGACGATAAGTCAAACGACTACTGATAATGTGTTATATTCTCAGGAATATATGTGTCCTTATACAATTCAGGGGAATGTAGACCAGATTCCAGCGGGATATTACATATTAAAGTCATGGTATGTTAATGGTGCTGGTAATATGATCAGTACTCAATTATATCAGTTCGATATAATCGGAGATATGTATATTCTAGTAGATGGAGACTATATAACACTAGTATCTGGGGACTGATGGATACATTAAAAAGAAAAGCGAACGGTGTAAACAAAGTATTTAATATTTACACCGAAGAAGAGGCGGAATCAGAAGGATTACCGTATTTGCACTGGAAAGAAGCAAAGGAAGGAGATTATGCCGCTACAGATGATGGCTATGTAGGCTTATGTATCGGCAGGAAGGACTATACCGACAAAAATGGTCGAGTAAAGACCTTTGTAAGGCTGTGTCATGGCGCAAATTGGGCTGGCAATACTAATCGTATAGAGTATATGGTGAATAAGACCTTCGGAAGTTATTCACAAGCCAATCCCAAGTCATGGCAAGACCGTGAAGCAAGAAGGACACGTACCAAGAACCTAGTAAATGCCTATGTTGGACAAGCACTCTCTAGTGAGGGTTTTGACTATAAACAGTTGGGCAATATTTACCGCCCTGACCAGCAAGAACCGTCTTTGACGGTAAAAAGGGTACTGAAACAGGAGTTTATCAGAGATATGATAGAGAAGAAACTAAAAGAAATTATGGAAGAGAAAGGTATCAGCAAATCCTCGGTAGTTGACACCATGCTAGAAGCAATAGAGATTGCACGTCATAAACAAGATGTAACTAATATGCTTAAAGCATGCGATTATTTTATGGAGCTACTGGAAATGAAACCTTCTAAAAGGATTACAACGGATACATTACAGTTAGACGTATCTAGTAGCATAGCAGATGCAATAGAATCAGAGGAGAAGTCTTTGCTGATGCAGCGGAAAGAAGAAGTCAATGAATCAAAAGAATCAAGTAAGCCCTGAAGATCAATATCTGGGCGTCGATCCTCATAATATTATTAGAATGCAAATAGAGATTGCTATTGAGGCTTTGGCTGAGATAGCTAATAGTAATTCCATGTCTAACGAATCAATGAAGAAAACGGCATATGATGCTATTCACGAATTAGAATTGATAGATACTATGTATACTTATGGATTCAAAGACTGAAAATTTAAAAAAAATAAAAGAAAACCTAGTATTGTTCGGCAAGGTATGTATGCCGAATATGTTCTCATCTTCATCACCAGCATTTCACTATGAGATATCAAAAAGGCTTATGAATGAAGAAATTAAACAGATAAACATTGTCGCTCCCCGTGGGCACGCAAAGTCCTCTATCGTGGGTGGTGTCTTTCCTCTTTACCACCTTATGTTCCACGGGGGGCAAAAATTAATTGTACTAGTTTCAAGAACTCAAGACCATGCTATTAAATTATTGGGTACTATAAAGGATTGTTTAGATTATTCCAGTAATTTTAGAAGCCTGTTTGGCTATTGGGGACAATACTCGGCTAAGCAATGGTCTAAATCAGAGATTGAACTAAAAGATGGCTCGATGGTCATATGTAAGGGTACTGGACAGCAACTTCGTGGTATAAAGAAAGGTAATCAAAGACCTACCCTTATTATAGTAGACGATCCAGAAGATGAAAACAATACTAAGACATCTGAAGCCATGGAAGCTAATTTACGCTGGCTGTTGCAGAGTGCCCTTCCATCCCTAGACCCGCAGCGTGGCCGCATAGCGGTCATTGGTACTCCGCAGCACCAGCGTTGTCTTGTTGAAACACTGAAAGAGATGACTGGCTGGGAAAATATGCATTTCGCTCCCAGCATTAAAGATAACATATCATTATGGGAAGATTGGCATCCAATCGAGAAACTAATAAAGAAAAAGGAAGAGCTTGAGTCTATAAACCGAGTTTCAGTGTTTTATAGAGAATATCTATGTCAAATCATTGGAGATGAGGATCAGCTGTTCCAAGAAAAGTATTTTCAGTATTATGATGGGAAATTAGTGCATGGAGAAGGCGAAGAAGCGTTTATTCAATTCAAAAGTATAAATAGTAAAGATACAGACTTACTTTTACCAGTGAATGTATTTATGGGGGTAGACCCTGCATCCTCAACCCGAAAAACAGCAGACTATAGCACTATAGTTGCAGTTGCGGTTGATAATGAAAATAACAGGTATATTCTCCCTTACTA